GACATGATGAATCAGATGGTAATGCAAAGCGCAAATAAAAAACCGATACCTTCTGAATACGGCACTGCGACATACGATCCAAAGAGTATGAAATATAGCTTGTTCCAACGTGGAGACAGACTTTTTAACTGCGGAGTGTTTACACCGGATCAAACTGAAAAATCAAATGGTTCGACTGAAAGCGAAAAACAGAAATTCACCAGAATGTTCACAGAGCAAAATCCAGACTTTTATGTGTATACATACAATCCAACAACACAAGGACAAACTTTTTTGGAAAGGACGTTTGGTGGGACAAAATCAGAAAAATCAAACCAAGTGTTCATACTCACTGAAACAAATTCCAATTTTCTAAAAACCATACTGCTTGATATGAAGAGTGCAAGCAAAGCAGTGTATACTAATAATGGAATAATGCCAGGAACAGATTTCAAGATGGACTTTTTGGGATTATCTGGAATAACATTTCTTTCACAGTTCACATTGGATCATGTGCCAAGAGCATACAGCTACAAGAATGCCGTGTGGCAAATATCAGATGTTCGTCACAAGGTTGAAAACAAGGTATGGACAACCAGCATAACTGCCCAAGCCAGACCGTTTATAACAGTAAGTGAAAAACCATGAAGTACAACGACAAGATACCATCAGAATATGGATCATTCATAGATTTGAACGGCGAATATCCACTTCCATCAAAACCGTTGCCAAATAAGAATGATTATGACAAGGGTGTGTTCATGCGAGCATTTTCAAAAAGAATAAATGGAAACAATATAACCGAAGTAAGCATGGAACAGGCAAATCGTTTGAACTCTGAACTTTACAAAGTAGTGGTGGCAAAATGGACCATATCTGGACCAAGAGAAAGCAGAACGATCAATGGTATACTTGAGTATGGCGTGAAACAATCAAACAAGTACGAGATTGAGCGCATAATAAAAGAAGAGGACATTGATCTTTCAAAAGTTTTAAACAACCATCTTGAATACTGGCGAGGACATTGAGTTCTTGACTTTTTGAAAACTGTTGTGCAATATGTGAGCGTGCATATTGTAGAAACACAAGAAGAACTTATTTTGATGTGCAGTCATATTGGCAGTGATGCCTTTGTGATGGATGCTGTATGCATTGATCATGAGAAGCATGCCCAAAACAACAATATAAGCCTATTGATGTTTTACTTCATGTCGTCCAAGAGTTTATGGTGCTTGCCGCTACATCATAATGAGTCATTGTTAATTGCCAATTCATTGAGCAAGGTCAAAGATCATCTTAAGTTCTCCATTCACAACAAGTTTGTTTTTGACAAGAAATCAATCATACAACTCTTTGATGGCGATTATGATTTCATTGATCTGAGCATTCTCAAGTATCTTGATGAAGGTATTATTGATCAAAAGCAGCACGACACAAATGCACATGTTTTCATTCGATCAAACTTTAGAGATGTGCCCAATACAAATGCTTGCACGCCGATCTATAAGCATATCAAAGCATTTAGTGAGAAGATAAACAACCTTGGCAAGATCAACAATGAAATGATTCGTGATGATGGTTTCAAGTTTGTCAACAATACCATGACAAAGTGCTTTGCCAAATTGGAGAATGTTGGACTGTGTGTAAATGAGAACTTCACTGAGGAATTTGGAAATGATCAAACCAAACACATCAAAAACAATCTTGTATTCTCACAGTACAATCTGCTCACATCAACTGGTAGACCAAGTAATAGATTTGGCGGAGTAAATTATGCGGCGCTGAATAAGAATGATGGCAGCAGAGAATGTTTTATCAGCCGACACAAAAGCAATGGCATGCTTGTGATGATGGACTATAATGCATTTCATCCAAGATTGATCGCACATCTTGTTAATTTCAACATGAGTGCAGAGGAAAATCCATATGCATACTTGGCCAAATATTTCTTCAACAAAAAGGAAGCAAACGATGAAGACATTGCTGTTGCCAAAGGATTTACATTCACACAACTATATGGCGGTATAGACAAGAAATGGCTGCACATTCCATACTTCTCAAAGATTCAAGAATATATTGACCATCGTTGGAAATTCTTTGAGCAAAATGGATATATTGAGACGCCAAAATACAAGAGAAAAATCAAAGAGTGTCATATTCCAGACGCCAATCCAAGCAAGCTGTTCAATTATATTCTACAGGCATTTGAAACAGAAACAGCCGTGGAAGTTCTTGGAGACATTCTATCTGAACTGAATGGCAAGAAAACACAGCCCATACTATACACATATGACAGCATCCTTTTTGACGCCCATAAAGCAGACAAGATGGATACAATCAAAAAGCTGAAAAACATAATGGAACGAGGCAAGTTTCCTGTCAAAATATATGTAGGAAACAACTACAAGGATATGAAGCAGATTGAACTGAGTTAACATTTACATATTATGGAAAACCAAAATATCATAAACAACATTTTGAATGAATGGATATTGCGTTCGCACGATGGATTAATGTCTGGACACAACACGCCGGAAAATATGGCAGTACTAAACGAAATTTTGGCAGGATATAAAATAACAATATACAAAGAGCCAACGAAATCAGAAAACAAAATTAAAATAACTTTCGATGATGGCACAAAAGTAGAAATAACCGGCCCAGTTGATAAGAGTTATAAAATCAAGTTTATTGATTTTCACACAGGCTATGTTGTGTATGAAACAAAAATTAAAAATAACATGTGGGCAGCAACTTCCACAAACCATTTAAACACGCAGGTGATTGAAGTATATGACATTACTGATGGATATGATGTGCTTGTAGAAAAACATACATTTGATTCAAAAGAGCCCGTTCCTTCTATTACCAACATTGATTGCGAAATCACATACTTGGATATTGGCTCCAGTGGTGGACTTCCTCCAAAATGGAGTACTTATGTATCGTCTGATTTTTTTCATGTTATTTTAGTAGAGCCGAATGCTCAAGAAGCGGAGAACCTTAAACGCCTTTATCCAAAGGCCATTGTTATACCTTTTGCATTGGGTAGAACGGAAGGAAAATCAATTCTAAATAGTACATACCACCAAGGATGTTCATCTATTTTAACTCCAAATGAGAAGGTATTGGATCGGTTTCCGGTAAAAAAATGGTTTCAAATAGAAAAAAAAATAGAAGTTAATCTGTACCCATTTGATTCCCTTGCTTCGAAATTTGGATTTAAAAATCCCGATTTTATAAAAATAGATGTGCAGGGTTTTGAATCAGAAGTATTGCTTGGATTTGGTCATTATCTGGATACAGTATTATGTATTGAATTAGAAACCCACTTGTTTCCAATTTACAAGGAACAAAAAACTTTAGAGGGAATTACACATTTACTTGAATCAAAAGGTTTTTTTCTTAGACATTTGAAGCCCACTGGAATTTTTGAAGACGAGGTTATTGAATTTGATGCGTTTTATATAAAAAAACCACATTTAGTAAAAACTGAATTGGAAAAGAAAAAAATTGATTTCTGGAGCAAAGTCAATAGATTACCTAGAGGTAGATATTTCAAGGACTTTGGATAAATCTACTACAAATGTTATCTTAATATTTATAATAAGCATATATATCACTGTAGGTTTGTGATATATGATGATATTTATATATTATGGATAAAAGCAAGATTATAGATGAAATATTGATGGAGTGGGCGATGCGTTCGCCGGATGGTCTTGTAGGTGGACATGACACACCAGAAAATTTTGACGCTCTGGAAGAGATAATGTTGGATAAATATGGACTGACTGGTTCTGAATTCGACACGCTGACAGAGAGAGGAAGAAAAAAAGGTTCGATCAGTAAAAAATACATTGTTAAAAATGAAAAAGGCGAAGAGGTCATTGGTGGAAAATATCCACACTACAAATATCCACCGGGAACAAAAATAGCAGATATCAAGGATGAAAAAAGGGTTCCAACTTTTGCTCAATATAACAAAAAACAAGCAACTAAAGAACTGTCTGACGAGGAACGTGCAGAGAGAATAAGTAAAGATAAATACACAGATTACGCGGCGTCAAACGGAAAGAGGGCTGGGAACATAGCAGCAAAATGGATGCGAAGTGCTATTGAGTCTAATAAAGAAGCGGGAAAAGAATTTTTAAAAATGTACGACTCACTATCGTTGAACGAGGCAATTGGTATATACAACAATTCACGATATAAATCAATAATCGACGGAGTTGAAGGAACCGGTAAAGAAAAAAAAGGCTTGGGTCGCGGAGAATTAGTATTTGTTTGGTTGATGAAAGGATACAGATCCGGAGGAACGCGAGAAGTGGATTTGGTTTTCGGTAGCATAGAAAAAGATATAGAAATGAAAGAGTTGACGGGAAAAAGTAAGCAGCCAATCATTAATATCAGTGCACCAACTCTAAAAGGGTATTATAATACAAACTTTAGATTAGGTATAGACGAGTTGGCAACCGAGATAAGAAGAAGTGGTAATAAGGGGATTAGTATAGATGATCCTAAGAGTTATGATTTCAACCAGAATCCTTCACTGGCTACTTTTTTGGTGCATGTTTTTGAAAATTATCCCGGCCCATCTGGAGGTGATAGAACAAAGATGTTGCGTTCTTTGGTAAATTTTTGCAGCTTACTTAGAACAACGGAAATGCCAACAAATCTATTTAATGCACTTGCCGAAATTGGAGAAAAACTTTCTGGAAAACCGAGCGAGCCCACCACCGACCAACCATTAGTCCCCGACAATAAAACAGCAAAAGCGGTGGTAGTTATTGGAGGGGAGAAAGAAGAATTTGCAATTGATCCAATAGACGCAAAAAATGAATTAGATGCAATAGCGACTGGACAAAAAGCAACTTTGGACTTGGATGTAAAAGCATCCACCGATAGCAAGACTTTAAAAGATTATGAAGGCGAAGCGAAGAGTTTGATATACTTTAAACAAAAATATACGGTTGATAAAATATCAAAAGAATTAAGAACCTTACTCAAGGGAAAATATAGCGGACTAATAGTCATAGATAAACGTGGTGGAATAAATAAGGCAGAGTTTGTATCAGCAAGTGCGGAGTTTGTATTTTTGAGTTTGGGGCTAAATAAAATTAATTTTGTTCTTCCCGGCGAAGAAAAAAATGTAAAAGACGACGACGGTGAAACAAAGATATAATATGAATAATACACGGAACATCATTTCATCCATAATTTCCGAAGCAGCTTTGGATTCTAGAGTATCCGACGGAATTATTGATTTAAATAATGTTGAACATGTTCAAGTTATTGCAGAAATTGTTTACGATATTTGTGAAGATGAAACTCTTGTAAATGAACTTGTTCAAACATTTGTAGGCGAAGGAAAATACCCAGAAAGACAAGCATACAACAAAGATGGTTGGTTGGTTACATTTCCGTCAAAAGAGTATAGAGACGCCGCAATCAAAAAGAGAACACATTTTACATCTGACCCAACACACGGTAAAGGTGGAATGAATTTGTATTATAAGAAAAAAGGAAAACAAAAGAGACAAACTCAACAGGTAGCAACCAGTACACAGTCGGTAGATAAAAATACACCGATTCGACCCAAGGCCGCTACAACACTACCGTCTCCAGAAAAGAAGCAAGTCACCAAATCAAAGGATAACTCTGACGGGCCGATTTATAGCAGTGTGGTTGACGATGATGTAAATGATGGTCCTAAGTCAACAGAAACATCACCTGAAAAAATATCGACGGCCCCTGCTCCAACAAAGCAGCAACCTTCCGAAAAACCGACCGAAGAACCCAAACAAAAACCTACAACAGCACCGGCAATTGATGTTCCTGTTGTAACTACTCCACCAAAACAATATTCAGAAGTATCAAAGAAGTTTGCATCACAGAAGCGTTGGGTTCCTACTCCATATGATGAATATCATGATGCTGAAGGAAATGTTGTTGCTGTGGTTGGATTGAGTGGAGAAATTGTTCCTGTCAAAAACACTGACAGAGAAGAGTACAAAATCTTTGCTGAAAAGAATATGCCGACATGATTTATGGTTGAGCATAATACACAGTTGTTATGTACTTTTTCAAAAAAGGACATGTATCAGGAAGAGATAGAATCCATCTCTGAATATTATCAGATCGTTGATGGAAAAGTGTATGTGCTTGAAAGCAAATCAAATTCATATGACATATTTCTTACCTATAATGTGGTAAAGAATGGCGGACAATTTTATCCCAACACAATTTCAGTTCATCGCAAAAAAGAGTTTAACATCATATACAGCATAAATGCATTGAATGGATTGATACTGCACGAGAATAATGGAGTACAATCATCAACTCACAAGATAGCTTGGGAAAATTACAGCAATTGTTTTATATCAGCAAGAGATGGAAAAGTGAAAATCACGCCAACAAAATTGCTGAAAATATATCGTATAAATTAGCATATATACTTGACGGATTGTTTGTGGTCGTTATAGTTATATCCGAATTAACGAATGACTAATTAACGATTGAAAAATGAACATCACGTTTATTATAGATTGACGATTAGCATTTTTTGGTTCATAGTATTCAACATTGACCGAGTTGAGTACTTTCAAATTGGTCAAACAACATTAAACATTAACGAATAAAAAATTATGCCATTAGATCTAAACAAAATTAAGTCGCGTCTTGATACACTCAAGAACAACACTACCAAGTCCACTGCTCTGTGGAAACCGCAAGGCAAACAAACGATCCGTATTGTTCCTTACGCTCACAATCCTGAAAATCCGTTCATTGAACTGCTTTTCCATTATAACATGAACGGAAAGACATATTTGTCTCCGTCTTCATTTGGTCGTCCTGATCCTATTGTTGAGTTTGCCAACAAACTCAAGAAGAGTGGTTCCAAGGATGATTGGAAGCAAGGTCGCGCTCTTGAGCCAAAGCTTCGCACATATGTTCCTATTCTTGTTCGCGGACAAGAGTCCGAGGGTGTGAAGTTCTGGGGCATGGGCAAGCAGGTCTATCAGGAACTGCTCGCGATCATTGCTGATCCCGATTACGGTGATATCACCGATCTAAAGACTGGACGCGACATCACTGTCGAGTTCAAGACTGCGGAGGAAACTGGAAAGAGCTTCCCCGAGACCACAATCCGTGTCAAGCCCAACACCAGCATTGCATTCGATCCGAGTGACAACGCGGTGAAGGAAAAGGTCAAGAATCAAAAGAATGTCACAGAACTGTTCCCTGAATTGACTTACGAGGAACTTGCTGCTGTGATGGATACTTGGCTAAACGCATCTGAAGCAAATCCAGATGGTGAAGTTGCACCGGAAACTTCCGAGACAACTGAAACCGCCGAAGAAACAGCAAAGCCTGTTCAAAGCGCAACAGCAAAGGCGGCTATCAAGCCAGCCAACTCCAGCAAGGCAATTGCTGACGAATTCAACGACTTGTTCAACTCGTAAGAGTTGGATGTTGGTGAAATGATTAAGTGGGGTGTGCCGCGTGGGTGCGCGGCACACCTTTAATCTCAACTATAAACATTATGGAAAAAGAAAAAAAGAAAAAGTCTGTTGAAGTGGAATTGACTTCTGGTAGAGATGAATTGGCGGAATCTATTGCCGAATCGCTGAATAAAAACAGTGATGGCAAGGTTGCGTTTTTTCTTGATGCCGAGGATGATCCTTCGCAAATCACCGATTGGGTTTCAACTGGCAATAGCTTGGTTGATCTTACAATCGCGAATCGTCCCAATGGAGGACTGCCTGTTGGTCGTATTACTGAACTAACTGGTTTGGAAGCGTCTGGTAAGAGTCTTATGGGCGCACATCTTCTTGCTGAAACACAACGCAAGGGAGGTTTGGCGGTATTTATTGACACTGAAACATCCGTGTCTACCGACTTCCTTACTGCAATTGGAGTTGATGTACCAAAGATGATGTATATCAATGTGGACACGGTGGAAGATGTCTTTGACAAAGTTGAAGAAATCATTGCACTTGTTCGCAAAGCAAACAAGAATCGTCTTGTTACAATTCTTGTTGACTCTGTTGCCGCTGCTTCTACAAAGAAAGAATTGGCCAGCGATCATGGTGCCGACGGTTATGCCACAGGCAAAGCTATCGCTATCAGCAAGGCGATGAGAAAAGTCACAGGCTTGATTGCAAAGCAGCGCATTTGTTTGTGCTTCACCAATCAGCTTCGTCAAAAGGTTGGGTTTGTTGGCTTGGGTGATCCTTGGACCACCAGCGGTGGAAAAGCAATCGCGTTTCACGCATCGCTACGTCTGCGTCTACAGCAGATGAATCAAATCAAGAACGCTGACAAACAGACGGTTGGTATTCGTACCAAGTGCAAGGTTGTCAAGAATCGTATGGGACCGCCCATGCGCTCCGTTGAATTCGATATCTACTTTGATCGTGGTATCGACAACTATAGCAACTGGCTTGAGCATCTGATTGAGTGGGACATTGTGACCAACGCCAAGAAGGTCAAGAGTGACACCAAGAAGACAAAGAAGCAGTTGGAAGATGAAAAGGAAGAAGACAAGAAGGCAAAGAGTCTTCAATTCATCATGCCTGTTGAGGGTAAAGAGCCCGAGACAATCGTGTTTGAAAAGAGGGATCTGCCAAAGTTACTGAAGGATCGTCCTGAGTGCCGTGAATATCTTTATGGCAAGCTGTGCGAGAACTTCGTAATGAAGTACAAGGCTCCAGATTCTGAGATTGCGGACGACATTGAATATGACGACGCATCTGAAGGTTCTGACGAATAAAAAATGATCATGTGGAGTGAAATACCTCCACATGGTTATCATATACATGCAAGAAGAAACCAAAAAGAAATTCTCATCAATCTTTTCGCAGATCAAGGCGGAACATGCGTCCTTGCCTATGAATACAAAGAAAGACAAGAATAGTGATGTTCTTGTTGTTGATGGAACAAATAATTTCATTCGTTGTTGGACTGTGGTTCCAACACTGAGTGATAATGGTGATCATGTTGGTGGAGTTTCTGGTTTCTTGAGCAGTCTTGGTTATGCAATAAAACTACTGCGCCCAACCAGAGTCATCATTGTATTTGATGGTAAGGGTGGTAGTGAAAGACGTAGAAAATTATATCCACAATACAAGGAAGGACGCAAAGTGATGAAGCGTCTTAATCGTGCATATGAGGAAATGTCTGACACTGAAACTGAACAAAAATCAGTGGTTGAGCAAATGGGCAAACTTGTATCATTCCTACAGGAACTTCCTGTCAGTGTAATTTCAATTGATCATATTGAAGCTGATGATGCCATTGCATATATTGCCACACAGATGTATAAGGATGGCAGAGTAACCATCATGAGTGGCGACAAGGATTTCATGCAGTTGGTAAATGATCGTGTCCAGATCTGGAGTCCCATCAAGAAGAAGGTGTATGGAATTGCAGATGTCATCAATGAGTATGGTATTCATCCAAGCAATTTCATTTATTATCGCATCCTTGAAGGAGATTCATCTGATAATATTGATGGCGTGAAAGGAATTGGATTAAAGACGGCAATCAAGAATTTTCCCATGCTCACTGAAGCAGAAGAAACATCTGTGGAAAAAATATTATTGCGTGCAAAGGATTGCATAAATGAAAAGAAAGCATATGCATCAGTTGTTGAACATGCCGAGATTGTTCAAAGAAATTACACACTGATGCAGTTGAAGAATCCAGACTTTTCTCCTTCATTGCAATTAAAGATACAAGAAGGCACAGAGTATATTTATGCCTTCAATAAATTTCATTTCATTCAGAAACTGACCACACATGGAATGCACTCCAGTATTCCCAATTTTCATGTATGGCTTCAGGAGGTATTTTATCCGTTGTCGGTTTTTGCGACATCATAAATGTTTCAATATTTAATCGTTGACGGAGCGACAACAGTCGTGTAGCTTTATATTCACTTAATCATATGGCACCAGTAATCATAGACAACCTAAATAAGTTTGGCTTGGATTTCCAAGTCAAAGTCATCGCGAGCATTCTCACGGATAAATCTTTCCTTGAGCGTGTGGTAGATATCATTGAAGTAGAGGCATTTGAAAACTCCGCACATCAATGGCTACTCAAGGAAATTATTCATTATCATGCTGACTACAAGGAGTTGCCGACTTGGCAGGTGTTCAAGGTTCGTGTAAATACCATCGAAAATGCCGAATTAAAGGAGTCTGTAACCGAGCAGATTCGTCGCGTTCATACCAAGATCAGTGAAACAGATCTGCAATTTGTGCGTGAACAGTTTCTTGAATTCTGCAAGAATCAAAAGCTCAAGGGTGCTATCATGGAGTCTGTTGATCATCTTCAGTCTGGTCAATACGACAGAATCAAGGCTTTGATTGATCGTGCTATGAAAGCTGGCATGGAGCGTAATCTCGGACACAACTATCACAAGGAAGTTGCTGGACGTATGAGTGAAATGTGCCGCAAGACAATCAGTACTGGATGGGAAGTTGTTGATTCCCTGATGGATGGAGGTCTTGGGCCGGGCGAGCTTGGTATCGTCGTTGCTCCTGCTGGTATCGGCAAGTCATGGCTACTTTGCAGTCTTGGTGCAAAGGCTATGAAACAGGGTAAAAATATCGCCCACTTCACGCTTGAATTGAATGAAAATTATGTGGGTCTTCGTTATGACTGCTGCTTTACTGGAATTGATTTTCAAGAAATCAAACATCGTCAGAGTGATGTGGAGGAAGTTATCAAGAAAATTGATGGAAAGTTGTATGTCAAATACTTCCCACTTAAGACGGTAAGTGCTCAATCGCTCAAGTTTCATATTGAACGCATTCAAGCACTTGAAGGCATCAAGATTGATGAGATGATTGTTGATTATGCTGACATTCTTCGCCCTCTTGAGAAGGATAGCAACAGCAACAGTTATAGTGAAGCTGGTGGCATCTATGAAGAACTTCGTCAAGCTGCTGGAGAGTTGCAGATTCCTGTGTGGACTGCTTCACAAACCAACCGCAGTGGTGGACAGGAAGATGTTGTTCAAGCTCATAATATCGCAGATTCATATCGTAAGATCATGACTGCGGACTTTGTCATCAGTGTTTCTCGTAATACAAATGACAAGGCGAACAATACTGCTCGCTGCCATGTCATCAAGAACAGATTTGGTCCAGATGGTATCACTTTGTATGCGCGAATGGACACCAGCAGAGGTCAAATCGAACTATATGATTCAAAATCTTCAGAGTCTATGCAAATTCAAGCAGAGATGCAGGACTCTGATAACAGTGTGAAGAATACATTGAGAAGTAAATGGAATGCTAGTCGCCAAAAGGAAAATGGCGAAAACGCATATTTGTGAGAAAATTTTCTAAAATTTTTTTACAAGATTTATTTTTTATATAAAGTATTTATTCGTCACACAACTAACCGAACGGGAGGAACTTTTATGACCATATTTGATGAGCAAATTGCCAGAAAACCAAATCGCTATCCTTGGGCGCAAGAATATATTGACGCCATGTGGGCTGGCCATTGGACGCCAAATGAATTTACATTCACAAGCGATCTTCAACAATACAAAACAGAACTATCTCCACAAGAGCAAGTCATCATCAAGAATGCACTAAGTGCAATTGGTCAAATTGAAATCTCTGTAAAGAAGTTTTGGACCAAGCTTGGTGACACTTTGCCACATCCTGCACTAAGTGATCTTGGAATTACAATGGGAAATATTGAAGTGATTCATAACAATGCATATGAAAAACTTCTGGATGTGCTTCAAATGCAGGATGTGTTTGAAGAAAATCTAAAGTTGGATATTATCCAAGGTCGCGTGAAGTATCTTCGCAAATATCTTGATAAGGTATATACAGATGATCGAAAACAGTATATATACTCATTAATTCTTTTCACATTATATGTAGAGAACGTATCCCTATTCAGTCAATTCTACATCATTAATTGGTTTAATCGATATAAAGGACTACTCAAGGATACTGCACAGCAAGTTGCATATACAGCTAAAGAAGAAACACTACATGGTCTCGCTGGAGTAAAAATCGTAAATACTATCCGCGAAGAACTGCCAGAACTATTTGATGATGCGTTGGAAGAAAGAATTCTTCATGAAGCCGCTGAATCATATAATGCTGAATGTAAACTGATTGATTGGATGATTGGTGATTATTCTGATGAAAAAATCAGCGCAGACATTCTTAAAGGATATGTACAGCGCCGCTTGAATGATTCATTGGAAATGATTGGATTCA